GGCAAACCTATTAATAATGATAAATTTGTGCATATAAATTGGCAAAGTAAAAAAGGTAATTCATCTTATAAAGTATTAGAGTTACCATACAAACCTAGATCAGAAAGGAAAGGAAGACTATGATAAATAAAATAAAAAGTTGGGCAATTGTTGTTAATTACTCAGATGGTGATGAAGATGTAAAATACATTACTGATTTACCAAATAGTATTAGCCAGCAAATAGATGATTATATGACTGAGTTAGAAGAAAAAGGTGATATAAATAATCCTATAAATTGGAAAGGAAAATAATGGACAAAGAATATAAAACATCAAAGGAAGAATTTGATACATGGTTAGAGACCTGTCCAGTTGATTATGATTTTACAAATGAACTGGAAAATGATAGTGAAACTACAGAGTTTTATTTATTTAGAATACCAAAGGAGGAAGATGAATAAAAAATTACCAGATATATATAACATAAGAAGAGCATTAGAAGATTGTATAGAAGAAAAACTAAAAGGTAATGTGACAGATTGTGGTACTTGGTTAGATTTTAGTGGTGCTGATGTTGCTTTTAATTTAAATAAAAAAAGATACAACATTGAAATAAATGATATAACAAATAGTGATAAAGATAATGTTTGAATGGAAGCACCCAAATTATTATAAAAAAATAAAAAAAGAAAATCGCTTGACAAACAAAGAGAAGTATGATAAAGGAATAGACAATGAAAAAATACAAAATCCGACTGATAGGCATGGGAATAGAAGCAACAGGAATACTACCATTCGAAAAAGAACCAACGATTAAAGAAGTAGAAGATATAACAACTCTATACTTAAATGAGGAGTTACTTAAAGTAGAGCATGATGAAAACTTTTATGCTGATGATAGATACATGCTAACCTACGAGGAAATAAATTGAACTATAAACAACAGTTAGAGATAGTACAGGGATTAGCTGTATCACCAGATACTTCAATAAGAATGGATTGTCCATTTTGTAATAACACAAATACATTATTAGTAGACACTACAGAAAATAACTTAAGTTGGTATTGTTTTCACGCAGCCTGTAAAGCAAAAGGAAAAAAGAAAGGTGAAAAAGATATTCGATACGTAGAAAAAGTATTTAAAGGTAACACAGAGGACACGAAAGTACATGAAGAGTTTAAAGTTCCTGATAGTTTTCAATCAATATATTCAAATGAAAAAGCAATGGTATGGTTATCCAACAATAATTGCTGGGAGTCTTGGTCTTGGGGTAGAGCAGATTTTAAATATGATGTAAAACAAAGTAGAGTTGTATTTATAGTTAAGAATAAATATTCAAATAAGATAGTTGGTGCAGTAGGTAGGGCATTAAACAAAAACGATTTTCCAAAATGGTTTATGTATGGTAATAAAGATATACCTTTTAAGTGTGGTGATTGCAATGATGCAGTTATTGTAGAAGATTGCCCATCAGCTTGTGCTGTTTCTAATATACTTACTGGTATAGCAATCATGGGTACAAAATTAAAAGAAGCACAGAAGCCACACTTGAAACCATATAAAAATTTATATGTATGTTTAGATAGAGATGCAACAACAAAAGCATATGATATGGCAAAAGATTTAAGATCATCTGGTTTTGAAAATGTAATAGTTAAACCAATTGAAGATGATTTAAAATATTTTAATACAAAAGAAATAAAGGAAATGTTTTATGGATAATTTTATTCAACATATATTAGAAATTGAAGAGATTAAAAAAGAACATGATAAATTAATGATGGCAAAAGTTACTAAATATGAAAATGAAATAACTAGATTAAAGTCATTAATGTCTGGGCATCTAATAGATTTAAAAAATGCAGAAGAGATGAGATTAAAATTAGTAAAAGAACTCCAAGAAGTTAAAAAAGATAATAAAATATTAGCTAAACAAATAGAAGATAATAGATGATTGAAAAACAAATGATTAGGCTTATGCTTAATAAAAATTTTTATACACAATACAAGAGCACAATTTCTCCAACAATATTTTCTGGAGATATAAGTTCATTGTATGACACAATACAAAAAGCACATACAAGATACAAAGATGATTTAAAAATTGATGAGTTATATACTTTACATACTGGTGTATTTAATCCTGCCTTAACTCGTGCTGCCAAAGAAAAATTTAATGAGTTAGTAATTGATATAAAAGAAATTGAAGAACCAAATAAAGAAATAGCAAAAGATATAATGCGTATATTATATGATAGAGATTTAGCACAGAGGGTAGCAGTTGAAGCTACAGAAATATTTAATGGTAAAGAAGCAAACTTTAGTGAAATATCTGGTATGATAGATAGACATAAGGCAGGTAGTATGGATGATGATAAAATTCCTGCAGTCACAAAAGATATAGATGAGGTTTTAGATTTAGTAAATATAACTACACAATGGAAATTTAATATACCAATATTAAAAGAAAATGTAGGAGGTATTGGTGGTGGTAATCTTATGATTGTATTTGCTAGACCAGAGACAGGCAAGACTGCTTTTTGGGTTAGCCTATGTGCAGGACCAAATGGATTTGCTGACCAAGGTGCAAAAATACATGCATTTATAAATGAAGAACCAGCATCAAGAACTCAACTTAGGGCAATATCTTGTTACACAGGTAAGACCAAAGAAGATATTATTCAAAGTAAAATGGAAACGGCTGAACAATGGGCTAAAATAAAAAATAATATATCTTTGTTTGATACAGTAGATTGGTCAATTGATGATATAGATTTTCATTGTGAAAAAAATAAACCAGATATAGTAGTAATAGACCAACTAGATAAAATAAATGTGACTGGTTCTTATGCTAGAACAGATGAAAAGCTAAGACAAATATACACAAATGTAAGAGAGGTAGCAAAAAGAAGAAACTGTGCTATCATTGCAGTATCTCAGGCATCTGCTGATGCACATAATAGGAACAGTATTTCATTTAACCAAATGGAAAATTCTAAAACAGGAAAAGCTGCCGAAGCTGATTTGATTATTGGTATAGGTAGAAATTCCAATACGGATACAGAGAATAAAATAAGAACATTATGTGTAAGTAAAAATAAAATAAATGGTTATCATGGAGAACCTGTGTGTACCATTAGAAGGGATATAAGTAGATACGAAGTATGATTACAACAGTAGACGTAGAAACATCGTGGCAAAAAACAGAAACAGGTGGGTATGATCCATCACCATTTCATCCTAATAATATATTAGTTAGTGTTGGAATTAATGATGAGTATTATTTTACTAATCATAGTAAGAGAGTTGATGAAGGTTGCTATCACAAAATACAAAACATATTAGATAAAACAACTTTATTAATTGGGCATAATATAAAATTCGATTTAATGTGGTTATTAGAATCTGGCTTTACATATGATGGTAGAGTTTATGATACTATGCTTGGGCAATATATTTTAAATAGAGGTATTAGAAAAAGTTTAACATTAGAAATGTGTTGTCGTGATAGAGATATAGGATCAAAGGATGATGCTGTAAAAGAGTGGATGGATAGAGGGGTATCTTTTGAAAATATACCTGTAGATATTGTTGAAAAATATGGCAGAGTAGATGTAGAAATAACTAGAAAATTATTTGATGCTCAAATGGCAGATTTTAAATTACCAAATCATAAGTGTCTTTTAACTACTGCTAAGATGATGAATGAATTTTTAATTATATTATCTGATATGGAAAGAAATGGAATTAAAATAAATTTAGAAGAACTTGCTAAAGTTGAAAAAGAATATAAAGCAGAATTTGAATATTTAGCACAAAAAATACATAAAATTGTATATAAACAAATGGGTGATACCAAAATAAATTTATCAAGTCCAGAACAATTATCATGGTTAATATATTCTATGAAACCAAAAGATAAAAAACAGTGGGCTAGGATATTTAATATTGGTATAGATAAAAATACTAGAAAAAATAAAAAAAGACCACAATATTCTAGATCACAATTTAGAAATTTAGTGGCAGATAATACTGAAGTTATACACAAAACTATAGCTGAACAATGCATAACCTGTAAAGGTAAGGGTGTGATTCAAAAAATAAAAAAGGATGGTAGTCCTTACAAAAATTATACTAAGTGTGTGTATTGTGATGGTGTTGGTTTTATATATGCACCAATGGCGAAGGTTGCAGGATTTAGGCAAAGACCTAAGGGTGTTTATGATGCAGCAGAATTTGGTTTTAGAACAGATAAACTTACTTTACGCAAAATAGCAAGTGAAGCTGAAGGTGAATTCAAGGAATTTATAGATTCAGTTATAAGGTACAATGCTATTAGTACATATTTAAATACATTTGTAGAAGGGTTAAAAAATTTTACAAATGAAAAAGGTTTTTTACATCCTAAATTTATGCAAGCTGTAACAGCTACGGGTAGATTATCTAGCAGAGATCCCAATTTTCAAAACCAGCCAAGAGGTAGAACATTTCCCATTCGTAAAGTTGTTAACTCTAGATTTGAAAATGGTAAAATACTAGAGATAGATTTTGCACAATTAGAATTTAGAGTTGCTGTATATCTTGCACAAGATA